AGCTGGCCGCCAAGGTCATGCACGAGGTCGACGTCGCGGACCTCTCGCGCTGGCGCGACGCGCGCCTGAAGAGGGTGTCCAAGGGCTCGGTGCAGCGCGACATCAACCTGCTGCGCAACGTCTGGTCGATCGCGCGCGACGAGTGGAAGTGGACCGGCCCGTCGCCATTCAAGGGTCTGCGGATGCCAGGCGAGAACCCGACTCGCGACCAGATCCCGACCTGGCGCGAGGTGCGGCAGATCGTGCGCTGGCTCGGCTACAAGACCGGGCAGCGGCCGAAGACCAAGTACCAGGAGGTCGCCTGGGCGTGGCTGGTGGCGATGCGCACGGCGATGCGCGCCGGCGAGGTGTTAGGCGTGACGTCGACCAGCGTCGACCTCGTGCGCCGCACGGTGCGGCTCGAGGCCCACAAGACGCTGGAGACTGAAGGCGCGCGCGTGGTGCCGCTCACGCGCGGCGGCGTGCGGCTGCTGGCGGCGCTGCTGAATGGCGTGAAGGGATCACCGTGGACGATCACGTCGGCGTCGCTCGACGCCCTGTTCCGCAAGGCGCGCGACGCCTGCCTGCTGTCGCATCTGCACTTCCACGACTCGCGCGCGATGGCGCTGACGATGCTGGCGCGGCGCGTCGACGTCATGACGCTGGCCCGCATCAGCGGGCACCGCGACCTCAACCTGCTGCTGAAGGCGTACTACCGGGAGTCGCCGGAGCAGATTGCTGCGCGTCTGTGAGTCCGAGGTAGGCCAACACGTCGGCGCGACGCCAAGCGCGATTGCGCTGCGAGAGTTGGAACACCGGCCGCGGGAAGCGGGGATCGGTGACCTTCTTGTCGCGCGCGGTCTTCGGCGAGACGTGCATCAGCTCGGCGATGTCGTTGATGGTCAGAGTTTCAGTCATGATCACCCTCCCGCCCGGAGACTTGGGATTCCTGAGAAGCCGCCAGCGAACGTTGGAGAAGCGCGATCATGCCTTCAACATCGGCTTGTTCGTAGACTGCGAAGAGCTGGTCGGGCGTGAAGCATCCGTCGCGGCCATAGCAATCGAAGTCCATTGCGACAGATGTGCCGTGCTCAACAGCATCGTCCAGCTTGTCTGCGAAGTCGCCGCTATCAGTGCAGGCGATGGCGTCGGCAATGTCTTGGTACGTGAAGTCGTTGCCCCACGTTTCGCCCTTGACCATCAACTCTTCAAAATAGCAGGGCTTGAATTTGGCGAAGACGGTGCCCGCAGGCATCGCCAGAAACTTTTTTCGATCAACGATCCGCATCATTCTGTCCTTCCTGCGCAAGATGGGTAGATGCAACACGCGGGATCGGCTTGAGCTGCGAGTCATGCACGACGAACGGCATGCAGCCCTTGAATCGAACCATGGCGTATCTCTCGGCGCGTGCCATGACGCGAACCTCCGTAGTCGTCTGCCGGCCGCCTTCGCCCTGAACGACCATCGCGAATTCCTTTTTGCTCATCCCCTACCTCCATCACCCCTATGGGAGTCAAGCCAAAGCACGGCGCTGAGCAAGCCCAGGCAGGCGGCGCCAATCCACGAATGCGGCATCAGCACGGCCCCGGCAGCCATGCCGACGATGAAATAGTTGAAGGCGCGGCTCATTTTTCACCCCTATGGGTGCGAGCAAGATCAGCAGCAGCGCGGCGGTTCCAGGCTTGTTCGGCCGCCTCCGCGGTGGCGTAGCCGAACGTCCGCATCGGGCAATCGGTCGCTTCGCCGCCGAATAGGACGCCGCTGTCGCCGTTGCACATGATCGAGTAGCCCTCCATGTCACCGTCCGGGTAATGGCTGGCCGTCGATCCGCAGAAAGGGCAATGGAGCAGCTCGCGGTCGTTGGTGTCTGAGGTGTTGGTCATGGTCAGTCCTTCCGTTTGCAGGCATTGACGATTACGCCAATGAGAAGGCAGGCGAATAGATACCAGCCGGCAAATTCAAGGTCGCTCATTTGGTCACCTCTACGGGAGGTGCAGGAAGGGCAGCACGGCGATTCAGTTCATATAGAGCGAGCGGGATGGTGCATTCACCGCAGCCCGCGCACTGCAGGACAAGGTGAGTTCGACCCTTTTCGCAGACCCTGCAGACCTGACCTTGCATTTGTGCGCTTTTGTCAACCGAAAGTCCTTGCAAATTCGGCTCTTTGTCAACCAGGTCGCTCCCCGCCTCTAGCGCGCTGAGCCGGGATTCCAACTCATTAATGCGGTCTTGCAGCTTGCCAGTGTGCTCGATCCATTGGCCCTGATCGACCAAGGCTTGCAGGGCCATCTCCTGGATGCGGGCGTCTTTGGCTGCGATGACCGAAGGCAACTCCAGTGCGCGCCGGCGTTCAACCTTTTCGCCCTCGTCGTTCATGCGCCAGCGGGTTGCGCTTCCAGGCTTCCGAGGGCCGCGCATGAATCGCTCAGTGGCGTCCTTGAAGTTGATCCAATACTGATGGCAGCCAAGCGCCATGATCTGCGCATGCTGTTCCTCGGTCGGAGCAATGTCATCAACGTCCTCGGGACAGAACAACTCAAAGCTCTCGTCGTAGTAGTCCCAGCTGATAGTCAGCGTGTCCCACTCCAAACCGAGGATTTTCTCCAGCACCTTCTCGGCTTCGACTTCGGCAAAGTAACCGGTCACCATGCGTTGAAACAATGGCGGCTTGATTTCGTTGGTCATGCGCCCCCCTCAGAGAGTCGATCAAGCACTTCGCCAAGAAACCCAAGGACAGCCCCGGTGAAGATCAAATGGCTGAAGTTGTTGCAGATGAAAACGAGAACGGCGGTCATGAATCCCCCTTCGTATCAGCGTCAGCACGAGGCAGGATTGCCACGCGGTGAGTCTTGCAGCACTGCTCGCAGATCACCGCCCAATCGCCGAGGTACTGGAGCCGGTAGCCCTGGGGCTCGCCACAGACCATCGCCTGCTCGTCCTTCTCGATCGGGTCTTGCCGCGACGTGAATCGGTAGTCGAGCTCGACGTCGTAAAACACCTTGCCGTTGCACACGTCGCAGAGTCGGTAGTCAGCAGCAGCCACGGTCACTCCTCTCGCGCAGCAGGTTGAGCGCCGATGCCGTGGGCGCGTTCGATGGCACGAGCGAAGCCACGCCAGCCTTGCGCCTGGGAAGCGCCCCATGCTTCGTCGATCTGCTCCTCGCTCAGCGGCTTCCGCTCGGCCTGCGCCGAGGTGGCGGACAGCGCGTGCACCAGTTCCTTGAATGCAGCCTCCGGGACAGTGAAGTCGTGCTCTCCCATGATGCGCAGCAATTGTTCTTCCGGCTCCGCTACCTCGGGGGCCGCTGGTTGCGATGCAACGCAATCACGCACGCCGCACGGGATGACCATTTCCGAGCGAATGCAGCCGCAGACCTCGCAGATATCGTCGGGGTGTTCGGGGGCCGCTGGTTGGGCGGCGAGGGCAGCACGCGCATAGGCTTGCGCGTAGGCGATGACCTTCACGTCTCCCCATGCAACGCCGAAGCGTCCTGGATCAATCACATCAGGGTACGGAAGCTCCGGCAATGGCGGCAGGGGTTGGGTGGTGTTCGTGTCGGGGGTGGGCATATCAGAAGTCTTCCAGTCGTGGCTTCGGTTCGTTGAATGGCTCGTGAGCACGGACGGATGCGGCCATGCGGCAGTACCAGAAGTCGAGGGCCATGCGCCAACGCAAGGCGCGTGCAACGTCGGGGCTCATTGCCCCTCCTCCGTCTGTGCCTGTCCTGGCGCTGCAGGGTGGGCGAGATCCGGCCACATATGCTCGGTGACGGTGAAGCCGGCGCGCATCTCGGGACGATCGTGGCCGCCGAGGTGCATCCGCATCGCGGCCTCGGCGTCCTCACGCCGCGCGAACCGCAGCGCCTTCGAGGCATCGGAGGTAAGCGTCAACTCGCAGGCTCCGTAGCCGCCGAGCTTCGACGTGATCGCGAGCCATTGGATCGGGCCAGCATGACCGAGGCCGGGCCATTTGCCATCGCACTCGACCAGCCACGCCGTTTCGTCCGCCGCCTCTTCCGGCAAGGGGAGCGCGGCCAGGGCGGCGATCGAATAGTCCTGCAGGATCTGCGCGGTAAGCGAGCCGCGAGCACAGGACAGCGAAGCCTCGCGACCATCGGGAGAGCGCAGCCGAAGCCACGAACGTTCCTCGTCCTCCACGACGCGGATTGACCACTGCGCCACCGCTCCTCCGGTTTGGGGCGCAGACCGAACGATGCCAAGCGCTGCGTCGACCGATTCAGCCGATTCGGCGGGAGCGCGCCGAGCGTACGCCGGGTTGTTGCCCAGGTCGCAGTTCGGCCCCCATTCATCATCGCAATCAGCCGCCAGCTTCTCGCCGCACTTGCAGCGCGCTCCAGATTGGGGCGGCTCGCTCTCCCCGAGTTCGTCAAGATCAACGCCTTGTGCAATCAGCGCTTGCTCCAGCTCCGCGATGTACGACTGCACCGATCCAATCGGAGACGTGCAGCCTTTCCAGTGATCGGGCACGCTCGCACGCAGGATACGGTCGGCATCGGGGCTAACGCTCACCGGCTCGCTTTCCCCCTGGCTCGCAGTGAGGGCGGCGATGGTGTTGTCAATCTTTGCCAGCAGCATCAGCGCCGGCTTGTTGATGCGCCATTCGTCATCGAAATCATCGGTGGAGTCAAGCGCCAAGCGAACTAGCCGCTTCGCCTCGTCGGCCAGCCTCATCAGCTCTTGGGTTAGGGTCATGTCAGAAGCCCTCGGTTTCGAAAAGTTCGCAGCTCTCGGAGCAGCCGCCGTCCTGAATGCTGGGCCGGTAGTCGGGCGGCGCGGATCTGAATTCCTCGACCAACGCCTCAGCACTTCTGAACCCGCGATACATGCGGCGCGGGCCGGGCACGTTGTTCGGGCCGACGTTGCGATAGAGCTGGTCGAGCTTGACCGGAAAATCGAAGTTGCCCGCGCTCTCGCGGTAGAGGGTCAACAGCTTGCGATCCGACTTCTTGAAGCAGCCGATGCAGTTGCCCTGGTGCTCGGGGATGCGCAGATCCCAATCGAAGTCTTCGAAGAACGCCAGCACCTCGTCCTTTGTTGTCGGGATCAGGCTGACCAACGGATAGATGAATCGATCGCGTTCCGCGGTCTTCGGGTTGACGCGGCGTGTTTCATCGGCGCGGATACCGATGGCCGTCGTCGTCTTCGCCCACCCAATGCTGCGGAAATAGCTGTTGATCGGGTTCCGCTTCAACTCGCGGGTGCAGTGACCGAACGTCTTGTTCGGCAGGCCGTACTTCGCGACCATGGCCTCGAAGGGCTCGCCGTTGCGGCTTGCCGTCTCGTAACTGACGACACGATGCGTACTCGACTTGCGCCCAGGATGGATGACGGCCTCAACCCAGACCAGATCCAAGCCATAGCGCCGGTCAACCTCGTCGGCAAACCGCAGCGTGTCCGGGTGCTCCCAGCCAGTGTTGGCAAACACGAACTTCATGTCGTAGAAGTCGGCCATGTTCGCCTTCAACCAGATGCTCATGAAGGCCGACGTGCGACCGCCTGAGAACGAGACGCGAAGCCGGGGCTTGTCACCCATGGCTGCTCCCTTCGGCAGCCCCGGGGAGGCCGATGCTCCGAACAGACCAGTCGTCGTTCAGGAAGCTGCTCGCGATAGACAACGGAACGCAGCCATCTTTGCGTGCGCACTCGGTCTTGCATTCGTGGTGGCACTTGGCGCTGTCGGCGCATCGAACTCCGACCACCTCCAGTTCTTCGACGATCGTCCGATGCACAGGCAGATGACGAAGCGGCAGTCCCGGTGCCGGATCAGGGGGAGGAGAGGCGAGGGTGGCGGCCCACTGCCGCATCGCACGAATCGCCTCGCCGAGTCGGTCTGGGCTCGTGCCATCATCGTCGGCCCGCGCATCGCCATAGGCGTGAACGCAGGTCAGCACGTAGTCCGGCACACGGGGCACCTCTCCCACCAGGATGGGCGCAGGCGAGGCGGCCGCGCTGTCTTCCTTGCCCCGCGTCTTCACACACTCCACTCCGTTGGTCGGAACGTCGGCCGGCCGCCAGATGTGTCCGCAGCCGTGGCACAGGTGCGATCGGTGCGGCGGGTTGCTCCAGGTGACAGCCGACGGTGTGCGGCGTCCCCGCTCATCCGGACCAACGTTCAGTGTCTCGACTGCGTCGATGTGCTGCATACCGCACGCCGGGCAGTGCAGCACCATGTCGATGGGGATCGCCGGCTGCGGCTGCACCACTGTGGCGAGGGCGCTGGGCCTTGCGAGATACCACTTCTGAGCGGCGGAAATCACGGCTTCCGTCGTCGGGCCGAGTGATTCCTTCGAATCGAAGTCTTCCAGTGCGATGCGCAGTTGCTCCAGCGCTTCTCGGGTCAGGGTAGTGTCCATGGGTCAATCCTTCTTGTTTGAATCATCCAGCGCCTGGCTGGCGTCGATGGCAGCGCGCAAGTTGGGTTGCCGTGCTTGACCGACGCCGCCGCCGAATCCCCCCGCATTGCTGACGAGATACGGGAACGTGAATGCTTGGCCGTCCCACTCGATGCCAACCGCCTCATCACCTGACTTCATGTCGCGCTCAATGAAGTCCAGCCGCCCCGCATCCCTCTCCAGGCTCTCGCAGTAGGCGCGAATGGAGTCGATCGCTGCGTCTAGGACTTCATCTGCTGGCATGAGCACATCCCAGCGAGAATTTGCCATCTTGTCGCCTCATTCGATGGCGGCTCGACGCATGTTGCTGGCTGCGCGTTCAATGTCATTCGCCAGTTCCTGTGCTCTGCTCACGATCAGTCCTCGTGCGACTCACCGTCGCCCACAGCCGCCGCGAACGCTTCCTCGGCCGTCTGCCAAGCTTCGGACGGCTCGCTGACTTCGCGGCCCGTAATGCCATCGAGCACCGGCTGGTTCTCGTCCGCGGCAGCGTCGGAGGTCGCTGTCTCGCGCACCGGAGCAGGCGGCTCGAACCGGATCCGGATCACCTGGCCCTGCTTGCCGAACAGGTGCCCGGCCTCTTCCTCGCTGACGTCGTTGGTCGAGACCTTGAAGTGCAGCGCCGCGGAACCGCCGTCGAAGCACTCGGCGCGCCACGCCTTGACCGTGCACTCGCCGAACTCCATGTCCTCGCCCAGGCCCCACTCGACGAACAGCGTGCCGCCCTTGATCTCGGGGACGACGATCGGCAGGAGGCCGCCCAGCTCCTTCGTGCGCAGGACCGTCAGCGGCGCATCGATGCCGTCCAGCTGCTCGGTCTGGTCGTCCGCCTGGCGGTACATGGCCTGGCGCAGCGTCTCGGAGACGAGGTCCAGGATCGTGTTCGGGCCGGCGATGGTCAGGCCCAGGGTCAGCGCGGCGATGCGCTCTTTCCCGTGCGTCTCGGTGCGCGCCGTGAAGGTGGCGAGCGTGGCGTCGGTCGGGTTGTCGAGGCGGAAGATCATGCAGTGCTCCGTGGTTGTGAAGGGTGGGCCGGCGTTGTTCCACCGAGCGCCGTTACTCCCGGTGGCGCCGGCCCGTTGAAGAAAGACTCCGGCCGCGAAGCCCTGGCCCAAAGAGGAGGGAGGCGAGGTGCGCCAGGGGTGCGCTCGTGTGCGGCCGGAGTGGGGGAAATCAGGCGGGCTCGAGCGCCATCACGTCGCCGAAGTCGACGCCGTGCTCGACGCCGAACGCCTCGATGAAGTCCTGCAGCTCGCACATCTCCGCGCGAGTCATGGCGCTGGTGCTCGAGCCCAGCACGACGAAGCCGCCGTCCAGGCCCGGGATGACCTTCTGCCGCTTGACCGCGGCGGTGCAGGCGTCCTTCCACTCCTCGGCGGTCAGCTTCTGGCCGTGCCACTCGACCTGCCGCGACAGCGCGTTCAGCAGCACCCACAGGCGCGCGTTCTGCGCGGTACTGCGGGCCTCGGGCTTGATGGTGATGATGTGGCGGCGGCCGGCGGCCAGGTCGGCCTGCAGGTCGCGGTACAGGGCCCCCAGGCGCTTCTTGGCCTGCTCGGGGTCAAAGAGAAGGGCGGACGTGTTCATCGCATGATCCTCCGCAGGGTCTCGTTCAGGACGGATAGCTCCGTGACGCGCTGGACCTTCCACATGCGCTTCTCGCCATGGATGCCGTTGTGGCTGCCGCGGTGGCAGTCGGCGCACAGCGGAATCGCCGTGAACCACTGGCCCTGCTCCAGCTCGTGCGCCTCGGACGGCCCCGGCACGCCACATACCCCGCAGGCCATGGCCTTGAGGTTGGTGATGTAGGCGCGCTCGTGCGCGCTCATCGGGGCCTTATTCTTGGACTGCATGTCAGTCGGCCTCGGCCGGCGCGGCGGCAGCCTTGGCCGCGGCCTTGCGGCGCACGTCGCCTTCTTCCTTGAGCGCGCGACGCAGGTCGGACGGCAGCAGGCCCCACAGCGCAACCTTCTGGTCGCTGTCCATGTTCTCGATGTCGATGCGCTCGAAGGCGAACGACGCGCCGCGCTCGGGGTCGCGGAACATCTCCTCGACCTCGCCGGCCAGCTCGCGCATGTAGTTCTGAGCCTCTATCGACATTGACGACAGCGCACCATCCGTGCCCTTGATGATCCCGGGGCCGCTGCTGTGGTGCTGGATGTCATCCAGGCCCTCGCCGCCCTCGCCGTTGAGATAGTCGATCGCCTTCTCGACCTTCTCGAAGCGCTCGGTCTTGGGCCACATCTTGTAGGCGCGCTTGATGACCGTCTTCTTGATCATCTCGCCCTCGTCAGTGACCCACGGGCATTTCTTCTTCTTCTCCGTCCACGCGCGCCAGGCCGACGACCGATCGCGGATCGCGTAGACCTCGGCCAGCGTCATCGTGGTGGTCAGGTAGTCGCCGTCGCGGGTCTTGATGACCACGTACACGCCGACGATGGGGCCGCGATCCTGCGCGAACGGGTTGCGGTCATGATCCGGCGCGCGATCGAATCCGCGCAGCGTGAACACGTCCTTCTCGTACACCAGCTCCGACTGGCCCCACCGGATCGAACCCGACTGGATCGCCAGATCCAGCAGGCCCATGTAGCTGATGTCCAGGCAGATCTTGCCGTCGCGCGGCACGAGGTAGGCCTGCTTCTTGGCCGGGTTCAGCGAGACGCCGATGGCCGCCACGTTCGTGACCGCGTTGATGACCGACTGGCGATTCTCCATCGCGATCTTTAGCGCGTAGTCGTTCTGCTGCAGTACCTGGATCGCGAAGCCGGCCTCGGCCTCGAACAGGCGTTCGTTGGCCGCTAGCGCGTTGAAGCGCTCGCGCAGTCCGTAGATGTCGTCGCGGATGATCGCGAGGGCGTTTGATGCCATGGTGATTCCTTGAAGTGACGGGGGACTCAGCCCCGCATGCCCGTCATGAGCGCCGCGCACAGGGCGGCGACTGCGACAGTCCAGAAAATGGCTTGTGCATGTGCAATCAGCGCATTGCGCTTGCGCTCGCGAGCCGCCCCCTTCTCCGCCGCCGTCATGCCGCTGAACGTGCGCGAGTGGTCGTGCGCCGTCTCGCTGGCCATCTCGGTCTCCAGCAGCGGGCAGCGGCGCCACTGCTGGCAGCCACCTCGGCGGACGTGCGCGCACAGGCATAGCGGCGTCGGCTTGCCGTCGGCGTCGACGCTGGCCGGGATCAAGTGGCGCTTGGGCAGCGGGTTGTCGAGCTCGTCGCCCTGGCCCGAGACGAGGACGATGGCGCGGTGGAGGAGGGCGTTCATGCTTTGCACCCGTGGGCATCGCGCACGTGGTCGCGCATGCCGATGAACTTGACGTGGCGTCCACAGGTCTTGCAGGGCACCTTCGTGTCGGGATGGGGCTCGCTGGCCGAGCGCCGGCAGTCGGCGCAGCGGCGCGGGAAGCCGCGTGGTCGACCCTGGAGGTAGACGCCGCATCCTTCGCAGAGGGTGCCGTCGAGCATCATCTCGGCGATCTCACCCATGGCTGGCCTCCGGGCGCTCGCAGACCAGCATGCCTTCGAGGATCTCCCGGCCGCCGTTATGCATCCACTCGGCTTGGTCGTCGGCGCCCTCGTAGCAGGGTTGCACGCGGGCCGGCTCGAGCAGCGACGTGCAGACGCGCGACGGAGCGGGATGCGCCGGACCGCCGTCGATCACGATGGGGGAGTGGTCGCGGATCATTGCGTCCACCCCGCGCGCAGCAGGTCGTCCGCGCAATCGCTCGCGTACTCCAGCGACAGCGCTCCGATGATCTGCTCGCGCTCGCTCGGCGCCAGCGCCAGACGAACCGCCAGTGCCAGACCGTCGCCCGTGCTCAGGGCCTCGGTCATGTAGACCCAGATGCCCCACTGCACGACTTGGCCCTTGTCGGCCATCGGCACCATGCCGTTCGTGTCGCAGGCAGTGACGAACAGCGCGCGCAGGGCTGCCTTCGCATCCTCGCGGCGCGTCTTCAGCTCCTCGCGCACGTCATCCAGCAGCGACCACTGCGAGCCCTCGGACAGGTCGTCTTCGAGCGACAGCAGGTCGGCGAACGACATTTCGGCCAGGTCAGCGAAACGATCGACGCGCGCCAGGTGGGCGCACAGGGCAGCATCCTCGGCACGCTGCAAGATCTTCGGCAGCAGCACCGGGTTCGAGCCAATCGCGTAGTTCATCGCATCCTCCTCGCCCAGCGCCGCGGGGCGCGGCGTCTCGTCAGGGCATGGAGCAATTAAACACGACGTTGATTATGGTGTCAACACCATGTTGACTTCGCGGACGCAAAAAAGCCGGCGCTCGTCCGGCTTGTTCGGGGCTTCGGAGGCTCAGCGGAAGATGATCACCAGCGCGATGACAACGGCGCAGGCCGCGGTGAGCACGGCGGCCTTCGCGATCAGCTTCAGAAGCAGGGTGTGCTCGATCGCCCGATTCTCGAGCGACTGGACGGTCTGGGCGAATTGTTCGGGCGTCACTTCTTGGCGGGCATGAACGTGGTGGCCGGAGGATACGGCGAAAGCTCGTGACCGACAAAGTCCTGCATGATCAGCACCGGCTGCAGGATCATCCGCTTGCAGGGATTCATTCCTTCGCCAGGCTCCAAGCATGCGAGTTGCCAAACGCGGCCCGTCTGCGTGTCCAGTAGGAACTGGTCGGCGCGTGCCGGGTCAATCTGGCCCAGCACGTAGCGGCCAGCCGGCGCGACCAGCGGCTGAAACGATGGTGACGACTGCGCCTGCGCAGCGCCGGCCGAAGCGATGGCTGCAGAGGCAACCGCGGCGCGAATCCTAAAGGTCATTCCTCTCTCCTCGAATACGCAGCCCCAGCTCGTCGTCGAGCGCGCTCACGCAGCCCCGGGCGAAGGTGGGATTGCGAAACGCCTCCCCCGCGACGTTGACGAAGTAGCGCCGGCGCTTGAGCATCGCCGCGAACGCAAAGCCGATCAGCTCGCCGCGGCGAGCCATGTCGTGCAGCTGCGCCAGCGCCTCGATCGTGTCGTTCGAGATGGCGTCCGGAACGAGGGTGAACGGCGGCTTCATTGGGAACCGGCCTTTTTGCCAGTCGAGCGCTTTTGCGCGCGTGCCTTGAGCGGGTTGTCGATCAGCTGCTGTTCGGGCTCCTGCGCGGCGCGCTCGCGGCGCTGCGCCTCCGCGAAGGCGGCCTCGACACGCGCATCAGGCACCGGCTCAGGCGCTTGGAAATCGCGCTTCAACAGCCGACGCGCCAGGCGCTGCGCGACGTATTCACGGTAGGCCTCGGCCTCCTCAATGACCTCGTCGGGCGTGAGTGGCGCTCGCGGGTGGCGCGCATTCAGATAGTTCAGGAATTCGTTCAAAGCTAGACCCCCCTGTTTTTCGGGAGTGTCCGGTTGAGCAGGCTCATTGGATGCGCCCGCACTTCGTTGCGTCGCAGCAGTACCGCCCTCAAGGATGTGGTTGACGGATACGCCGTACAGCTTCTCGGCCTTGATGGCGCCTTCCTTCGAGACGCCGCGTTCCTGCCAGTTGTGAATCCGCTGGGGGCTTTCGTTCATGGCGCGTGCAAGCTGAGAGGGCCGGCTGATCGGCTGGCTCGTTCCGGCCGTCGCCTTTTTGGCGGCTTCCATCAAGCGCACATAGGACGGGTGCATTTCGGACGGGTGCATTGCAGCAATTGTCCCGGCGTTAAACGTTTTGTTGATACACGCGGCGTTGACGTTTGGCGTAAACGTGGTGTTTAATATTGAGCCATGGACGACGCAACCCTCATCGACCGGCTCGGCGGCCCGGCAAAGCTCGCCGCCAACCTCGGCTACGGACCGGGCGGGACGCAGCGCGTCTTCAACTGGAAGGCACGCGGCCGCATCCCGTCTGACGTGAAGCTCGAACGGCAGGATCTGTTCGGCGCGGAGGCCGTGCGTGCGCTGGCTGCACTGCCGCCCGACACCCCTCAGCAGCAGGCCGCCTGACATGCACCCGCGCATCGACGACCCAGCCTTCTGGGACGAGATCAACCGCGCGACGGTGGCTTTCCTGCGCTCGCGAGGAGCGCTGCCAGAAGCTGTGTCAGCACGATTTCCCGACGATGGTCCGGCGGATCTTCCCGAAGGAGTGCACTCGTTCGCGCACGCATGGCGTCTGCAAATCGCGAAGCAGCAGCGGGATCTGGCGCGACTTGTTGCTCGATCAGCTGCATCACGGTCTCTTCCAGCATCGACAGCCGAGCGGAGTTGCGCGCGATGAGTTCGAAGACTTCTTCGTCCATGGCTATGGGCGTCCCGGTCACGGGACGTGAGTTGGTGGAACGGAGATCGTCCCACGTCTTGGGGCGGCCGCCTGTCTCGGAGACCTGACATGCCCCGCTGCATCCACGCCGCTATTCGCCGGCGCCGAGCTGCTGCAAAAGACGCTCGGTGCGTCGCTGAATCTCGTCTCGAAACGCTGCGCTGGCCAGCGGCAGCTTCTCGTCCTCGAGGCCACTGCCGTGCGGAAGCGTCAGGTTCTCGCCTCGATGCAGCCTCGCTGCTTCTCGAAGCAGGCGAGCGAGATCGGATTGTTCTTCGGGAGTTCGACCGTGCGCTATCGCTGTGTCTAGGAGACGCAGCATGAACTCGAACATGACGTGCTGCGCAGCGGACTGCGCTGAAACGGTGATTGCGCCGTCTCGATTCATGACTATGGGCGCCCCCGATGGGGGACAAGAGTTGGTGGAACGGCGAGTGTCCTCCAGCGCGGGGCGGCCGCCTATCAGGAAGGCGGTTAGCTGAATGCGCCGCATCAACTGGATGGGCATCGCCGTTCTCGCGGCGATCACGGTGTGGACTGCCTTCCTGATGCTGGTCGCCCATCACTTCCTCCGCAGCTCGGAGACGGCCTGCGCGATGAGCCGGGCCAGCAGCACGCGCACCCTGTGGCGTGCCCATTCGAAATCGTCTGTCGTGTCCATGCAAAAAATTTTGGGCGCGCAGGCCTCTCAACACGTCTCAACTCAGTTGCCGGAGGTTGTGTGACCCAGGTCGCGTTCCCCGTGGAAGTCAGCCTCTCGGAGGTCATGCGCAAGCGCGACCTCGGCCAGGCCATCGCGCTGTGCGCAGAGCTTGGTGGCCTCGAGCCCAAGCAGATCAAGGTCGACGGCAAGTTCGTCGACAAGGCGCAGTGGTCCCGGTGGATCAGCGGCGAGGAGGGCATCAAGTGGCCCAAGCTGCGCGACCTCATGGATCAGTGCGGCAACGACGTGCCGGTGATGTGGATGGCGCACGCACGCCACTTCGACATCAGCACCATGCGCCACCTCGAGACCGAACTGGAGCGCCAGAACCGCGAACTGCGCGAGGAAAATGCTGCGCTGCGCCGGGCGATGCGGAGCACGTTCGCATGACCTCCTGCCCCGCCTGCGAGAAGGCCGCGCGCGTGCGATCGCACGACTTCATGGCCGATTGCGACGGCTGCAAGGCCCGCGCCGCCGGCCGGATGCCGCAGTTCGCCGAAGCGCGCAAGGCCGGCGTCCAGACGCACGCGTACCGCCGGCTGCTCCAGCAGTTCGGGCTCACGCACGAACAGGTCCGGGCTGCGGTGGCGGCGGACAAGGCGGCGAAGGTCTGAGCCATGCGCGTGCGCGACTTCGCCCCCCACCTCGCCGGCCGGATGCTGCCGGGCCTGTTCTCGTGCATGCCGTTCGCCAAGAAACCGCGCTTCGAGGGCGACCCGTGGCCGACGTTCCCGCACACGCCGACCTGGTATTGGATGCACACCACGGAGTGCGGCAGCCCCAACCACCTCGGGAGCTTCAAGTCGTTGCCCGTCGATCGCCAGCCATGGCCCGACGACATCGACTGGATCTACATGCCGGCGCCCCGCCGCGCCGAGCGCACACCTAGTCCGCAGGCCGCGGGCATTGACCGCCCGAGCGTCGGCTCAATGGGCGCCAGGCACCCTGCCGACGCGGGCCCACAGCGGGAGCTGTTCGCATGATCGACCTCGACCGCATCCCCGACATTGAAGACTTGGCGCCCGAACAGGAGCGCTGGGTCGAGTACGAGCGGCGCAAGCGCGCCTGGCTCGAAGCCAACCCGGGCGCATGGCCGCTCGAAGTGCGGGACGCGTGCGCGCGGATCGCGGAGGAGCTCGGACTGTGAAGCGTCCGTCATTCCAGTTCTACCCCGGCGACTGGCAGGTGAACAGTAACCTGCGCCGCTGCACGCACGCCGAGCGCGGCGCGTGGCTAGATGTCATGTGCCTGATGCACGACCAGGACGAATACGGCGTGCTGCGCTGGCCGCTGAAAGAGATCGCGCAGTCGGTCGGCGCGCCGCTTCCGCTGCTGCGAGGGCTCGTCGCCAAGGGCGTGCTGAAGGGCGCCGATCTGCACCTCGACGAGCCGTTTATCTACACGCCACGCAGCGGCCGCAAGGATGGCGAGCCCGTCACCTTGATCGCCATCCAGGACGGCCCCCTGTGGTACTCAAGCCGCATGGTGAAGGACGAACATGTCCGCACCATTCGTGGCGAATCTTCGCGCTTCGGTGAAGGCAATGGTGAAGACACAAAGGCCGCACCAAAGGGTGGCTTTGGTGACGGCTCTTCATCTTCATCTTCTTCTTCATCTTCAAGTAACCCCTTACCCCTTGCCGGCTTCGCCCGGTTCTGGGGGGCCTGGCCGAGCCACAAGCGCAAGTCCGCGAAGCAGCAATGCGAGGCGAACTGGCGGTCGCAGGGCTTGGAAGCATTGACCGACACCATCGTCGACGCTGTTGAGCGCGCCAAGGGCGACACCGACTGGCGCAAGAACGCCGGCGAGTTCATTCCGGCCCCGCTGGTCTGGCTGAGGCAGCGACGCTGGGAAGCCGCAGCCGGTGCTGCCAGCGACGACATCTTTGCGAGCATGCGGTGATGCGCCATCACGAGCCGCTCATCGCAATGCGTCGCCATGGCGCTAAGCCGGCGAAAGTGCGCCTCGAGGTGGGCCATGTCAGCCCAGAGGCCGAGCACTGGCCGCGATGGCGTCCGCATGAGGCGCATATCGCGTTCTCCTTGACCGATGATCCTCGGCTGCTCGACCTACGTTTCCTCGTGGGTTGCGACGTGACGATCGACGGCTTTTGGCCGGACGACGAGGTGCGGCTGGAAACCCGCATGCGTCAACTTTTCGAAGCCTCCATCCGGGCGCGCGTCAGCAGCGTGTCCGTCCTCCACCTGTTCCCCGAAGACGAGGTGCTCCTGTGGCGCAAATGATCGACGCAGACGACATCGATTGGCAGGCCTACGAGGCCCAGACCGAGGCCAGCATCAAGGTCTGCCCGGCCAGCCTGTTCTCCGAGCAGTTGGACGAGTTGTTCGCTCCACGCATGCCCGGCTCGCGCCGGCCGCGGATGAACTCCACGAAGCTGGGTCGCGAGCTTGAGTTCCGCGCCGGTGAGGTCACCGTCTGGGCAGGATTCAACGGCAGCCGCAAGTCCACCGTGACGGGCCAGATGATCCTGGACCTGTGCTCGCAGGGTGAGCGGTGCCTGGTGATGTCGTTCGAGATGCTGCCCGGCCGCACGCTGCAGCGCATGGTCTGCCAGGCCTGGGCCGACGCCGCGCCGACCAAACGGCAACGCGACGAGTTCATGCGCTGGACGGACGACCGCCTGTGGATCTTCAACCACTTCGGCAACTTCGAGCCCCGGCACTGCTTAGCCGTCCTGCGCTACTTCGCCAAGGAGCTGCAGGGCACGCACGTCGTCGTCGACTCGATCATGAAGGTCTGCGTGAGCGAGGAATCGTTCGACGAGCAGAAGAACTTCGTGGGCGACGTGATCCGCATCGCGCAAGACACGGGAATGCATGTTCACTTGATCGGCCACTGCCGCAAGCCCAACGGCGGCGACGAGTCCAAGCCGCCCTCGAAGTACGACATCCGCGGCTCGTCGGCCGTCTCTGACCAGGTCGACAACGTGGTGCTGGTCTGGGCGAACAAGGCGCGCAAGACCGCGATCCAGGAGCGCCGGGCCGATGAGAAGGTGCTCGAGCAGCCCGACGTCGTCCTCGTGGTCGACAAGCAGCGCAATGCCTCGTTCGAGGGGCCCTTGAAGTTCTGGCTGCACGAGGGATCGTTCCGGCTGACCGACGACCGCATGTCGCCCGTCGAGCCCTACCCGATGCGCGACGGCGACGAGCAGTACCGGTTCGAGGAGGAGTTCGCATGATCCGGCTGACCATCCTCGGCGAGCCCGCCAGCAAGGCCAACAGCCGGCAGATCGTCAAGCGCGGCGACAAGCTGGCCAGCGTGAAGTCCGAGAAGGCGCTCTCCTACGAGTCCGACGCCTTGCGCCAGATCCCTCCCGCGGCTCGCCAGCGTCTGCAGGGCGAGCTCGCCATCACGATGAGGATCTTCTACGCCACCGAGCGGCCCGACCTCGATGAAAGCCTGATCCTGGACATCCTCCAGGATCGCTGGGTCTACCCGAAGCTGCCGAACGGCAAGAAGGGCCCGCGCATCCTGGGCCAGGCCGGCGTCTACTGCAACGACCGCCAGGTGCGCGAGAAGCACGTCTATCACGCGATCGACCGCAAGAATCCGCGCACCGAGATCGTGGTGCAGCCGCTGCAGGGTGAGCTGCTGGCGGCCGCATGAAGCACCACCTGATTGGCGCACTGGCCGCCGTCCTGTGCTACCTCGCGCGCCGCGGCATCCACGCGCTGCTGCGCGCCATCTTCGGTCGCTAACCCAGGAAAACCCAATGGATCACTACGGAATTCAGCGAACGCCCCAGACGCCGATCGCGGTCGAGCGTCTTCTGGCGGCCATCTTCGAGCCAGTGAAGTGCTCGGTCCCCAGCAACCTCGAGTACGAACGCGCCATCGAAGCCAAGCGCCACAGCATCCACGCGGCAGCGCTTGCCGTGCGCCAGGCCCAGGCAGACGACGAGTACGCATCCTGGCACATTACGGAGCCCAAACGCTCCGGCTGCCAGTGCATCGATTGGTACAGCGATCAGATCGTGCGGGGAGCGCCGCTGCTGGGTCTTGGAGGTACCCTGTGAGCCGCCGCGAAGATGGATTTCGCGTGGCCGATCGCCACCAGGTGCGCATCGAGGCGCTCGAGAAGAAGCTGCGCCGCGCCATCGAGGAGCGCGACGCCGCGCGCGCCGGCGAGAACACGGCCAAGCGCCTGGCGCTGACGCTGGGCAAGTCGCTGGAGGACGCGCAGCACGCCGCGGTGATGGCGGACCAGCGCGCGGCCGCGGCACGCGCCAGCCTCGAGGCGGTTCTCGCGGAGACGCGGCGCGAGCTGGCGCAGATGCGCACGCGCCTGCAGGCTGAGCTCGAGGAGATCGAGCGCGGTACGATCCGCGCGCGCCTCGGGCGGCTGGTGGCGCGATGGAGGCAGGCATGACGGTCATCGCGTGGGACGGCAAGACGCTGGCCGCCGACAAGCAGATGGGCGGCGACTTCCCGCGCCGCGTGACGAAGTTGCGGCGCACCAAGGAAGGCGAGCTGCTCGGCGTCGCGGGCTGGATGAACCGCGGGCTATGGCTGATGGACTGGTGGGAGGCCGGCGGCGGCCAGCAGTTCTTTCCGGCATTCCAGGCCGACAAGGACAAGGCCTGCGAGCTCATGATCGTGCGGCGCGACGGATCGCTGTGGATCGTCGACGACGTGCCCGTGCCGTTCCGCATCGAGGAGCCCTTCCACGCGATCGGCAGCGGCCGCGACTTCGCGGCTGCAGCGATGCACCTCGGGCATGGCGCGCGGCGTGCCGTCGAGGTCGCCTGCCAGCTCTGCGGATACTGCGGCCAGGGAATCGACACGCTGGAGCTGAGCCCATGACCAACGCACTTACCCCGAAGGCCCGCGCCTTCATCACCGAGTTCCTCGTCGACCTGAACCAGACGCAGGCCGCGATCCGCGCCGGCTGCGCGGTCAAGAGCGCGCCGTACACCGCACGCACCTGGCTGAAGAACCCGGCGGTGCAGGCTGCGATCCAGCAGGCGATGAATGAGCGCGCCGCGCGCACCGCCATCCAGGCCGACGTCGTGCTCGAGGCCATCGTGCGCAACGCGCTCAAGGCCGAGGCCAAGGGCGACCACGCGGCGGCCACGCGCGGCTGGGAGCTGGTGGGCAAGCACCTGAAGCTGTTCACTGAGAAGCACGAGCATGGCGGCATCGGCGGTGGCCCGGTGCAGTTCGTGATCTCGGCGCAGGAGGCTCTCCTGTGACCTGGGGCGTTGTCACTGTCCCCGCCGCTGGTGTGCTGTTCCGGGAGCTTGAGCGCACCCGCTTCCGCCGCGCATTCGCCGATCGCGTGCAAATGATCCAGCTCGCCGAGGCGCTGCAGGACGGTCGCCGCCTGACGGTCAAGATCTGGCGTCCGAAGCCCTACTTCCGCACCAAGCGCACCTGGCCGAACCCGCGCACCGGCGAGCCCGGGGAATTTCGCGTCACGACAATCCTGTGAGCTTCTCTCCGACCCCACGCCAGCGCGAGGCCATCGACACGGTCCTCTCGTCGATGGCCACCTGGATCATGCTGTTCGGCGGCGGCCGCAGCGGCAAGACGTTCCTCATCCTGCGCACCATCGTCCTGCGTGCGCTCAAGGCACCGGGCTCGCGCCACCTGATCGTGCGCTTTCGCTTCGTGCACCTGAAGTCGTCCATCATCGCGGACACCTTCCCGAAGGTCATGCGCATCTGCTTTCCGACGGTGCACTACGACCTGAGCCGCTCCGACTGGTTCGTGCGGCTGCCAGGCGGCTCCGAGATCTGGTTCGGCGGCCTGGACGACGGCGAGCGCATGGAGAAGCTCCTGGGCATGGAGTTCGCGACGATCTACTGCAACGAGTCCTCGCAGATCAGCTGGGCCGGCGTGCAGCTGCTGCTCACGCGCCTGGCGCAGCTCGTGATGCAGATCCTGCCCGATCGCGAGACGGTGCCGCTCAAGCTGCGGTTCCTGTTCGACTGCAACCCGCCGAACAAGGCGCACTGGACGTTCCGCGTCTTTCGGCAGAAGGTCGACCCGGAAACCAAGCTCGCGCTGCCCAACCCGGACGACTACCAGTCGTTCATCATGAATCCGGCCGACAACTCGGACAACCTGTCGCCCGAGTACCTGAAGACGCTCGACGGCCTGAGCGAGCGCATGAAGCGCCGCTTCGTGCGCGGCGAGTTCGCCGACGCCACGCCCAACGCGCTGTTCGACGAGCAGGTCATCGACAGATGGCGCTGCGCCGACGGCGAGAAGCTGCCCGACTTCGTGCGCGTGGTGGTCGCGGTCGACCCGAGCGGCGCCAGCGACGACGAGGCCAACGCCGACAACGACGAGGTGGGCATCACGGTCGACGCGCTGGGCACCGACGGCCGCGCCTACCTGCTCGAAGACCTGAGCGTGAAGGGTGGGCCGTCCGTGTGGGGCCGCGTTGCGGTCGAGGCGTTCATCCGCAACAAGGCCGACCTGGTCGTGGGCGAAGGCAACTTCGGCGGCGGCATGGTCAAGTCCACGATCGCCGTCGCCGCGGCCTCGAGCAAGGTGCGCGTGCCGGTCAAGATCGTCACCGCAAGCCGCGGCAAGGTGCAGCGCGCCGAGCCGTTCTCTGCGCTGTACGAGGAAGGCAAGGTGCGCCACGTCGGCCTGTTTCCGAAGCTGGAGGACGAGCTGTGCGCGTTCTCGACCGGCGGCTACACGGGCCCGCGCTCGCCCAACCGCGCTGACGCGCACATCTGGGGCCTGGCCGAGCTGTTCCCGGCCATGACACGCGCCGCGCCCGCGCCGCCGGCAGAACCGCCCGCGCCGATGGTCAACCACTGGCGCGGCGTGCGGCGGTAGCGTCCGCGGGCGCACGGCGGTAGACTTCGCGCCTGAAACCCACGACCGGCGTCCGCGCCGCGTCCGCTGAGTAGTCGGGCCGCCAGCAGCTCATCGACCACCGATGAGGCTCGCATGGCACTACATCTCGCCGCCGGTTCCCAGGTCAGCTACACGCTCGCCGCCGGCCTGACGCTCTCCCTGACCGGCCAGGGAACGGCTCATACGCCGCCCACCGCGCAATCCAGCGTCTCGCAGATCACGCCCAGCGGCATCCAGCTCGGCCCGTTCGCGGCCGCCCAGAACATCACGATCCACGCCACCGCCGGCGGACCGGGCGTCGTCTACACGCCCAACAGCGCCTGGGAGCCGCAGGACCAGAGTCGCACGCTCACCGCGGCCGACGACGGCAAGAAGTTCGCCGCGACCGCCGCCATCACGTTCACCGTCCCTTCTGGCCTGTCGCCGCGACCAAGCGTCAAGCTGCAACCGCCGCCGTCCGGAAACCTATCCGTCACCGGCACGCTCAACGGCTCGTCCCAGACCCTGACGCGCACCCGGGCGAACAACTTTGGCGGCGTCGAGCTCGTGCCGTTTGTCGACGTCGACGGCTACGGCCTGTCGGGCGCGTGACGCGATGGCCGGCATCTCGAAGGCCCAGCGCCTTGCCGACATCCACGCCGAGGCTCTGATCGAGTTCGACGAGATCCAGGAAGCCCAGCGCGAGGTGCGCCTGCAGTGCCTGCAGGACCGGCGCTTTTACTCGATCGCCGGTGCGCAGTGGGAAGGCGCGCTGTCCGACCAGTTCGACAACAAGCCGCAGTTCGAGTTCAACAAGACGCACCTGGCGCTGATCCGGATCTTCAACGAGTACCGGAACAACCGCATCACGGTCGACTTCGAGGCCAAAGACGGCGAGGACGACGAGCTGGCCGACACCTGCGACGGTCTGTACCGGGCCGACGAACAGGCCTGCACTGCTGATGAGGCCTACGACAACACCTTCGAGGAGGGCGTGGGCGGCGGCATGGGCGCCTGGCGCGTGCGCGCCGACTACGAGGACGACGAGGACGACGAGAACTCACAGCAGCGGCTGTGCATGGAGCCGATCTTCGACGCGGACTCGTGCGTGTTCTTCGATCTCGGCGCCAAGCGCCAGGACAAGGCCGATGCGAAGCGCTGCTACGTGCTCACGCCCTACACGCCGCGCGCGTTCATCGACGAGTTCGGCGAGGACGGCGCGACTTGGCCCAAGGGCATCCAGCAGTCGTGGTTCGACTGGTTCACGCCCAAGCTGATCTGGGTCTGCGAGCTCTATCGCGTCGAGGAAAGCACGCAGGTGCTGCACTTCTTCCGCGGCCTGGACGAATCGCAAGACGAGGTCTCGCACACCGACGAGGAGCTCAAGGACCAGGATCTGGTCGACGAGCTGCGCGCCACCGGCTACCGCGAGGTGCGCCAGAAGAAGGTCAAGCGCCGCCGCGTGCACAAGTACATCATGAGCGGCGCCAAGATCCTCAGCGACGAGGGCTACATCGCCGGCACCGAGATCCCGATCGTCCCGTTCTACGGCAAGCGCTGGGTGGTCGATGGCGTCGAGCGCTTCATGGGTCACGTCCGCCTGGCCAAGGACGCGCAGCGCCTGACGAACATGCTGCTGTCGTGGCTCGCGGACATCGCGGCGCGCTTCGACGTCGAAAAGCCGATCGTCACGCCCGAGCAGATCGCCGGCCACGCCGACATGTGGGCGCGCGACAACGTCGAGCGCTTCTCGCACCTGCTGCTCAACCCGATCCGCGACGACGTGACCGGCCTGGTGATGCCCAACCAGCTGCAGTACACGAAGGCGCCGGACGTCCCGCCGGCGATGGCCGCGCTCGCGCAGATCGCCGGCCAGGCGCTCGAGGACATGCTGGGCAACCAGCAGGCCGGCGAGCAGCTGCAGCCCAACCTCTCGGGCAAGGCCGTCGAGCTGATCCAGAACCGGCTCGACATGCAGGTCTTCATCTACATGTCCAACCTGGCCAAGGCCATGAAGCGCGGCGGCCAGATCTGGCTGTCGATGAAGAAGGACATCGTCACCGAGGAGTCGCGCCGCATGAAGACGGTGGACTCCGCCGGCAACGCCTCCAGCGTCGTGATGAATCAGCCGGTCATGCAGGACGGCAAGATCACCATGAAGAACGACCTGTCGAAGGCCAACTTCGATGTCAACGTGAACGTTGGCCCGAGCAGCTCGAGCAAGCGCTCGGCGACCGTGCGCGTGCTTTCGGCGATGTCCGCCACCGTGCAAGATCCGGCAACCGCGGCCATCCTGAACGGCTTGATCATGATGAACATGGAGGGCGAAGGCCTGGAGGACGCGCGCGACTTCTTCCGGCGCCAGCTGGTGCAGCAGGGCGTGATCAAGCCCACGCCCGAGGAAGCCCAGGAGCTGCAGGCCCAGCAGCAGGCCGCCAGTCAGCAGCCGCCCGACGCGCAGACGCAGTACCTGCTGTCGGTTGCCCAGCAGGCTCAAGCCGACGCCGCGCAGGCCCGCGCCAAGACGGTGGACACCATCGCCGATGCTGGCCTGAAGCAGGCGCAAAAGGCCAAGGCCTACGCCGAGGCGATGGCCACGCACATGGGCGCCCACGTCAACGCGGTCAGCGCCTTCCACGACATGGCGATGGCCTCGCAGCAGCCCTCGAACATGCAGTAATTTCGAACGAAACTATCCGTAAGGTTGAAAAAGCTTGAATGCCGGCGCACAATCCGCCCCAGCCGAGCCACCCGCGAGAACGTTCGATGCCCACTCCCGCCGACCAGTCCACCGACGACACGACTCTCGACGCCGCTGACGTTGCGGGCGCCATCGCTGGCGCCGAGAACGACGGTGCTGCCGGCGACCAAGCAGCGGACGCGGATGGCTCGGCATCCAACGACGACAGCGGCGGCGACGCCGGCGACGGCGGTGCTCAGGGCGCGGCCGGCGACGAGCTGACGATCGTTCTGGAGGGCGACGAGGGCGCCGAGCCGCCCGAGCAGCAGGAAGACCCGCAGGCGCCGGCCTGGGTGCGCGACCTGCGCAAGTCCAACCGCGAGAAGGACCGCCGCATCCGCGAGCTCGAGCGCAAGGTGCAGGCCGTGCAGCCGCCTCAGACGGCCGCCGTCGTGGTCGGCCCGGAGCCGACCTTCGAGGACTGCGGCTTCGACGCGGTGGTGTACAAGCAGAAGCTGCTGGAGTGGAACGAGCGCGCCGCGGCGGCGAAGAAGGCCCAGGACGAGGCCACCGCCGCCCAGGAAAAGCAGCAGAAGCTTTGGCAGGACCGCGTGGCCAGCATCGACTCCGCGACGACGTCGCTGCGCATCGCCGGCGCCGACGAGGCGCGCGAGTCGTTCGAGAACGGCCTGTCGCAGCTGCAGCAGGCCATCGTGCTCAGCGGCCCGCAGGACGCCAAGACGGCCGCCATGCTGCGCCACGTCATCGGCGCCAACCCGAACGTCGCCAAACGCCTGGCGGCCATCGAAGACCCGGTGAAGTTCGCCTTCGCCGCCGCCGAACTGGTGACCAAGATGAAGACCAATCGCAAAGCCGCGCCGACGCCCGAACGCCGCCTGTCCTCGGGCGCCGTGGGCACGTCGGCGGTCGACAACGCCCTCGAGGAAGCGCGCAAGCGCGCCGACAAGACCGGCGATCGCACCGAGGTCGCACGAATCATGCGCCAGCGCCAGCAACGCGCGGCCTGACGCACCACGGACTGGCGCGCCTCAAGCGCCGGGATTCGCCCACCTGAGAGGGCAGACAGAGGCCACCGTCCGGCCCCAACGGATGAGTCAAGCAGGCGTCGCAAGACGTCCCGAACACTCATCTCTTGGAGTCCATCATGGCTTCCGCCTTCTCGAAACAAGAGACCGTCCAGTTCGATAAGCTGCTGGCCGGTTTCGACGACCTCCTGGTCGTGGGCCGCAACGTCTCGGTGTTCAACGCCGACCCGACCATCCTCGAACGCAGCCAGGGCCTGGCGATCTGGCGTCCGCAGCCCTACATCTCGGTGTCGACCAACGGCGCCGCGGGCACGGACATCTCGGCCAGCATCGCTGACGTCACGCAGTTGTCGGTGCCCATCTCGCTGGGCTTTGACAAGGTCGTTCCCTGGAAGATGACCACCAACGACCTGAACGATCCGCAGCAGGTCGAGCGCAAGTACATGAGTGCCGCGCAGCGGCTGGCCACCGACATCAACGTCGCTTGTGCCAACGTGGCCGGCCTGTACGGCACGCTGGTGTCCAAGCGCACGGTGGCGGCCTCGGGCTTCGACGACCTGGCGTCGGCCGACTCGATCATGGTGGAACAGGGCCTCGTGGGTGACTCGCTGCGCCGCGTCGCGATCGCGCATGCCCGCGATTACAACGCGATGGCCAGCACGCTCGCCAAGCCGCAGACGTCCGCGAACCCGAAGGTGAACAACGCCTACGAGAACGCGTACGTCGGCCAGGTGGCCGGCTTCGATCTGTTCAAGTCGGACTACACCTACCGCCTGACCGCGGCAGCTGGCGTCACCGTGACCGTCAATGGCGCGAACCAGTACTACACGCCCAAGGCCACGAGCACGGCCGGCTCCGGTGAAATCCAGAACGTCGACAACCGTTACCAGAACCTGCCCATCACGGTGACGTCGGGCACGGTCAAGGTGGGCGACCGCTTCACCATCGCCGGCGTCAACGCCTGCCACCACATCTCGAAGCAGGACACCGGCCAGCTCAAGACCTTCACCATCACCGGCATCGTCAGCGGTGCGGGCGGCACCGGCACTGTGCAGATCTCGCCCCCGATCATCTCGGGCGGCGGCGCCACGCAGGCCGAGCTGGAGTACCAGAACGTCACCGCCACGCCGGCCAACGGCGCCGCCATCACGTTCCTGAACACGGTCTCCGGCAACGTGCTGCCGTTCTGGGATCAGCGCGCGATCGAGCTGCTGCCCGGCCGCAATGGTGTGGACGAGACCATGGGCGGCGCCGATGCGACCTTCATGCGCGGCACGACCGAGCTTGGCGTCGACCTGATCCTCTACAAGTTCTTCGTGTTCGCAACGAAGACCTACCAATACCGCCTGGACACGCGGTTCGGTGTGGGCATGACGCAGCCGGAAATGGCCGGCATCGTCATGTTCAACCAGACCTGAGCGACCTCGCGCTCTTCGACAAGGCCGCCGCGTGCGGCCTTTTCCACTGAAAACCCCACCTTCACCGCCTGGAGACCGCCATGGACGACCACCCGAAGATGCTCTACCGCTTCCCCGCCCGGGGCGAGAACTCGATGGCCCTCGAGGGGGCGACCTTCGACACGCGCATCGTGGACGATGCCGACGCCGAGGAAGCCGCGATCGCCGACGGCTGGTGCACGACCTGGCCCGAGGCCAAGCAGGCGCACGCCGCGGCCCAGGAGTCCGCCGCGCAGGCTGCCGCTGCCGCGCAGGCCGCGGCCGACGCCTCCGCGATGCCCACGCGGGCTGAGCTGGAGCAGAAGGCCACCGAGCTGGGCATCGCCTTCACGGTCAAGACCAGCGACAAGAAGCTCAACGACTTGATCGCCGCCACGTTGGAGACCTGATCCGTGGCCTACACCATCCGCGACTTGGCCAACGAGATGTTCCGCGAGCTCGGGCTCGCGAACTACGACTTCGACCTCGACGCGGATGAACTGCAGACGGCCAAGACACGCATGCGCGGCCTGGTCGCGCGCTGGCAGTTGAAGCACGGCATCCAGATCGGCTTCAACTTCGCTGCCGAACTCGAAGACGACAGCGGCCTTTCTGACGCGGCCGCCGAGGCCGTGTGGCTGAACCTGGCAGTCAACGTCGGGCCGGGCTTCGGCAAGACGCTGAAGCAGGAGACGAAAGACAACGCCAAGGATGCGCTGTCGGCCCTGCTGATCGCCGCGGCGCAGCCTCAGTCCATGCAGCAGCCTCGCACGCTGCCGCGCGGCGCTGGTGCCAAGACGTGGGGACTGACGCGACCCTTCAACCGTCCGCCCACCGAAGACCAGCTCCCGGTCAACTCCGGCGGTGACATCGACTTCGAGGCCTGAGCCATGTCCATCATCAAGCTCAACCAGGGCGCCATCGCCCTCAGTTCGTCGATTCCCTTCAGCGACCCGTCCAGTGGTTTCGACCTGCGGGCCTCGGTCTCCGACCTGCTGGCGCTGCTGACGGCGGCCGGCGGCCTCGACGGCTTCGTCACGCAGCGGTTCGCTCCGAACGGGAGCGGCTACACGGTGCTGCTGACCTCGCCGGCGTCCGGTGTACCGGGCATCTGGGCGCTGATCGTCCCGCTGGGCGCCTACGCTGCGATGACCTTGGACCTGCCCGTAGGCGTCGATGGTCTCGAGGTGCTGGTCTCGTGCACGCAGGCCGTCACGGCGTTGACCACCGTCGGCGCGACGGTTGGAGCCGGTGCCCAGCCCGTCAACGGCGCGCCGGCATCTCTGGCCGCCAACGGCTTCTTCCGTCTGCGCTTCGATGGCGTGAACGGCTCCTGGTATCGCATCGGCTGAGAGGACTCCCATGACCATCCACAGCAACTTCCGGCCGCAATTTGGCAGCACGCAGAATGTCGCACCCGCTGCGGCCTCAGCGTCGGTAGTCATCGGCTCCGGCAACCGAACGATCCGCGTCAAGAACACCGGCGCGACCAACGTCGGCTATTTCCGCGTCGGGTATTCGGTCAATGGTGCCGTCACCGCGACCGCGGCCGACATGCCGGTTTACCCGGGCGAGACGGTCTATGTCGACAAGGATCCCATGTGGGACACGGTGGCCTACATCTCAGCCTCCGGTACCACCTTCGCCATCACCGCTGGCGACGGCGGCATGGGTTCCGGGAACTGACCATGGCCACCAAGAAGTTCATCAAGTCGGCGATCAAGCATCCGGGCGCGCTGCGCAAAGAGCTCGGCGTCAAGGCCGGCAAGGACATCCCCGCCAAGAAGCTGGACGCCGCCGCCAAGAAGGGCGGCAAGGAAGGCCAGCGGGCGCGGTTGGCCAAGACGCTGAAGAAGATGGGGTAGTGCCATGCAGGTGCCTATCCTCGCGGGCATCACCTCCGACGGAAGCGCCGACTACCGCACGTACTACCCGCGCAACATGATCCCCGTGCCTAAGGCGCAGGGCGTCAGCTCGGGATACCTGCGCCCGGCTCCCGGCATCATTTCGACTGGAACCGGCGTGGGCAATGGTCGGGGCGGCATTAACTGGAACGACACGCTGTATCGCGTCTCCGGCTCGAAGCTGATTCGCGTGAACGCCGACGGCACGACAGCAGTGATCGGTGACGTCATGAACGACGGCGCCCAGGTCTCGATGGACCGTTCCTTCGACCGCCTGATGATCGCCTCGGCCGGATCGCTCTTCTACTACGACGGGACGAAGCTCGAGAAGGTCGACAGCCCCAACCTCGGCCTGGTGCTCGATTGCCAGTGGATCGCCGGCTACACGATGACCACGGACGGCACAAACATCCTGACGTCCGACTTGAACGACCCGACGAGTTTCTCGACGCTGCACTACGGCAGCAGCGAGGCCGACCCGGACAAAGTCGTGGGCGTGCGCAAGCTGCGCAACGAGGCATATGCCATCAACCGCTTCACGATCGAGGCCTTCGAGAACATCGGCGGCGACAACTTTCCGTTCCAAGTGATCCCTGGCGCCACGGTGCCAAAGGGTGCGATCAGTGCCCACGTCGTAGCCTACTTCCAGTCGTCAATCGCCTTCGTCGGTGGCGGCCGAACGAAAGAGGGGCCGGAGCCGCCGGCCGTCTGGCTGATGGTGCCCGGCGACTCGCAAAAGCTGTCCACGCGCGAGATCGAGACGCAGCTGCAGGAGTTCACCGAGGCCCAGCTTGCGACCTGCGTGCTCGAGGCTCGCTCCGACCGCGAGAACGCGCTGCTGTATCTGCACCTGCCCGACCGGTGCCTCGTCTACGACGCCAACGCCAGCACCATCCTGGGCGAGCCAATCTGGCACATCCTGACCACGAGCCTGGTGGGCTACGGCCAGTACCGCGCGCGCTCACATGTGTGGTGCTACGACCGATGGAACGTCGACGACCCGACGTCGTCGGCGCTGGGGCGTCTGGATTCCTCGCTGTCGTCGCACTATGGCATGGTCAACGGCTGGGACTTTGGCACGCTGATCGTCTACAACGAAGGCAACGCCGCGATCTTCAATGAGCTCGAGCTCATCGGCCTGACCGGGCGCGCGCCAGTGGGCGCCGATCCGACGATCTGGACGTCGTACTCGGTCGACGGCGTCACCTGGAGCCAGGAGCGCCCGCGCCGAGCCGGCAAGACCGGCGACCGCGCACACCGAATCGTCTGGCGTCGCCAGGGCAAGATGCAGTTCGAGCGCATGCAGCGCTTTCGCGGCACCAGCGACTGCCACGCGTCCTTCTCGCGCCTTGAGGCGGATCTGGAGGCGCTCAGTGTCTGATCCCGGAAACAGCCCGTCGACCGTCCTGCGCACCGAGCTGCGCGAGGTCTTTGGCAACCGCTGGCGCCTGATCAAGGTGATCGAGGACCTGGTGCGCAACGTCGCGGTCACGATCCCCGCAGCGATCGACGACTCCAGCCGCGACACCGGCAGCGTCCTCGAGGTCGAGTCCTTCCGCCGGCGCGACCCCGTGCCGTCACAGCTGCTGTCGTCGGGCACCGGCAGCGATCGCGTGCTGGGCCAGGCGGCCTTCGCACCGCGCGCCATGCCGCTGGCTGCGGCCGTCCCGCCCGATGACGCCGCCCGCGTCCTCGCAACCCAGATCTTCGGAGCCTGACCATGCCCAGCTACTCCCGACAATTGCTCTCCGGCAGCGTCAACGGCCGCGCGATCCCCGTTGCAGCGACCGCCACGCCCGGTACGCTGCTGCACACCGCGATCGCGGGCACGACCGGCTTCGACGAGGTCTACCTGTGGGCGTCCAACGCCACGAACGCGGCGGCGTCGCTGACGATCGAGTGGGGCAACGCCGGCGCCGTCGGCGATCACCTCGTCGACACCATCAGCATTCCCGCGAACTCGCCGCCGATCCCGATCGCCACCGGGCAGGTGCTGCAGAACGGCCTGCCGGTGCGCGCGTTCTCGGGCACGGCCAGTGCGATCAACATCACCGGCTTCGTCAACCGGATCAGCTGACCATGCACCTGCCGGCCTCGGCGCTCCCTGGCGCGCCTGCGCTGCTGCTCGATCCCGCCTCCCAGCAGATCGGACAGCTGGCATTCGCTCCGCGGCCTGGCGGCAACCCGTTCCCGCCATCGCCCGCTTTCGAGGGCGCGTTCGTCGCCGCGCCAGCGTTCGCCAACGGATGGTCCAACCTTGGCGGTGGCTTTCAGACCGCGGTCTACTACAAGGACCGCGCCGGCCTGGTGCGACTGGCGGGCGTCATCACCGCCGGCACGATCCCGGCCACCGCCTTCACGCTGCCCGTGGGCTTCCGGCCCGCGCTGATCGAGCTTTTCATCGGCGTCTCGGGTGCCGCGACGAGCCGCATCGACGTGCAAAACGATGGCCAGGTCATCATCCGCAACGGCACCAACGGCTTCGTCAGCCTGAGCGGGATCTGCTTTCGCGCGGCGTGATGCTTTGCGCGCACGGCGCGCGCGTGCCACAATTCGCGCACTCGACCGGCCTCGCGCCGCTCCGCTGAGCCTTCAGAGCCGCCAGCAGCTCGCAACCCCGCAAGGGAGCGACTGCGATGCCTCAGGCTCAGCTGCCCGATGTGATCCGCGTACACGCGCCGGTCCGCATCCCCCCGAACCCGGACGCCCCGACGCGCGCTCAGATCGAGCGGCTGCAGTCGGCGATGGCGCCGATCCACTGCGCGCAGCCCGAGCCGGAGCACATCTTCCATCCCGGCTGGTACGAGCGCCGGCTGCTGATCCCGGCCGGCATGCTGATCATTGGCAAGGTGCATCGCCACGTCCATCCCGTCGGCGTGCTTCGCGGCCATGCGCTGCTGATCGATCAGTTCGGCCGCCGCGAGGTTCGCGCGGGCTTCTTCGGCGCCTCGCAGCCCGGCGCCAAGCGTGTCGTCTACTGCTTCGAGGAGACCCTGTTCTTCACGCTGCACCGTAACCCTTCGAACACGCGCGACCTTGGTGAAATCGAGGCCGAGCACATCGAGCCCGAAGAGTTCGAGTTGTTGGGGCGCGCCCCCGATCGCGGGGTGCTGCAATGAGCTGGGGCATGGTTGCGGTCGCCGGCGCGACTCTCGTCGGCAGCGTCTATGCGTCGAACCAACAGTCCAAGGCCGCGAAGAATGCCTCACAGGCCCAGATCGGGGCAGATCAGGCCGGCATCGACGAGCAGCGTCGCCAGTTCGACACCGTGCGGCAGTTGCTCGCGCCATATGTCACCGCCGGCAACGGCGCTCTGACCGCGCAGCAGAACCTGCTGGGCTTGAACGGCAACAGCGCGCAGCAGGCCGCCTACGATGCGATCCAAGGCTCGCCCGCGTACACGGCAGCTCTCGCCGCGGGCAACCGCAACATCCTGTCCAATGCCTCGGCCACCGGCGGCCTGCGCGGCGGCAACACGCAGGCGGCGCTCGGCCAGTTCGCGCCGCAGCTGCTCGCGCAGATCATCCAGCAGCAGTACGGCAACCTCGGAGGCATGACGGGCCTCGGCGAGAACGCCGCCGCGGGCGCCGGCAATGCCGCGCTCTCGACCGGCAACAACGTCTCGCAGCTGCTGGTCGGACAGGGCAATGCCGCGGCTGGCAACGCCATCGCGCAAGGCCAGGCGAACGTGGGCTATGCCAACAGCCTCAGCAGCGCCATCGGTCAGTTCGTCGGCGGCGGTGGACTGAGCAGCTTCGGCAGGAGCACGACGCTGCCGGTCACCACTGGCAGCAACCCCAACGGCTACAACGGGACGCTGAACAACCCCAGCGCGTTCGTGGCGGGAGGTCCCTTCTGATGGCCGACCAACCGATCAACTACTCGCTGCAGGTGCAGCAGCCGTTCCAGGCGGCCGCGCAAGGCGCCGCGCTCGGCTCGGCGATCCGCAACGACCAGTTCCAGCAGCAGCAGCAGGGCCTGCAACTTCAGCAGCAGCAGCTGGGCATGGCGCGCATGCAGGCGATGCAGCAGGCAGCCGCCGCCGTGGCACAGAACCCGACGCCCACCTCGATCGCGCAGCTCTCGGTCGCTTTCCCCGAGATGGCCAAGCAGTTCCAGGACAGCGCGGCCGTGCTCGCGCCGGAGCAGCAGCGCCAGCGCATCCAGCAAGCCACACCGGTCTATGCGGCGATGGTCTCCGGCCGTCCCGACATCGCCTCGAGCATCCTGAACCAGCAGGCGGATGCCATGCAGAACGCCGGCGACATCGAAGGCGCGCAGCACGCGCGCGTCATGGCGCAGTGGGCGACGACGCACCCGGACAGCTTCAAGATGTCGGCCGGCATGATGCTGTCGTCGGCCATGGGCCCGGACAAGTTCGCCGACACATTCAAGGCCGTCAGCCCGGCCGGCATCCAGAACCAGCAGGCCGGTGCCGACAAGGCGACTGCCGAAGCCACCGTTGCCCAGGACACGATCCCGGAGCAGGAGGTGGCTGCTGGACTGAAGAACGCCGACACCCGCAGCCTGATCGCTCAGCGCGCGGGCGAACTGGCGCTGAACCAGGACAAGCTGACGACCGAGACGCAGACCAAGCTGCGAGAGCTCGAGCTGCAGTACGGCACGCCCGACGCCGAAGGCCGGAAGCTGGTCAACGACGCCGCCACGAACGCCGCGGCTCAGGAGCAGTCCGCAGCGCGCCTGAACGACCTCGCGGGCCGCGTCCAGCAGGCCGACTACAACACGGGCGGCGCCGGAAAGCTCGGCGAAGTCTGGAAGGCGGCGACGAATGGATTGCCGCACTTCGATGGCCAGGACGCCATCACAGCGCTGAAGCAGGAGATCGCGCGCACCGTGAATTCGACGGCCGTCGAGCAATTGCGGTCGCAGCTGGGCGGCGGTGGCCGCTTCACCGATACCGACATGAAGGTAGCGCTGTCGAATGTCCCCAACGAGAACAGCGACCCCAAGCTCGTCGCCAGCTACTTCCGCGGCATGGCCAAGCTGCAGAACCTGGCCGCGGCGCAGGAGAACGCGAAGGCCGAGTGGCTGTCGCAGGCGCGCCACCTGGGCAAGGCGCCGCGCGACATCCAGGTCATGGGCACCACGGTCCCGGCCGGCACCACCTTCGCCGACTTCTCGCGCCAGTTCATCCAGCAAAAGGCCGTGGCGATGCAGGCGCAGCAGGGCCTGGCCGCGGTGCAGGGCCGCAGCTACATGCGCTTCGCCAACCCGGGCGCCGGCGCCGCGCCGCAGGCCGCTGTCTCTACGCCTGCTGACGCCGCGCCGGCTGTTCCGAATCCGGGCATGTGACGATGGCAGTCGACACGACCGCGGCCGCGCCCAACAGCTACGCCGATCCGTTCTGGACGCAGCTGGCCGCTGCGACCTCCGACAAGCTGGGCCTGCCGCCCGGGCTGCTCGGCGCCATCGTCACGCGCGGCGAGCGCACGAACGCCGACCGCGTCAGCAGCGCGGGCGCGCGCACCCCGTTCCAGATCATCCCGGCCACTCGCGACGCCGCACTCGACAAGTACGGCGTCGACGCCTACCTGTCGCCCGAGAACGCCGCCGAGGTCGCCGGGCGCCTCCTGAAGGACTCGCTCGCGCGCACGGGCGGCGATGTGCAGCAGGCCGTCGCGCAGTACCACGGCGGCACCGACCCGGCCAATTGGGGCCCGAAGACGCAGGCCTACGTTCAGCGCGTCACCGGCGCGCCGCTGCAGGACTCGCCCGCGCCGCCGCCGGCGGCCGGCAAGAGCACGTTCGACCGGATCATGGAGCAACAGCAGGCGCAGCAGAACCAGCACACCATCGCCAGCGTCTACAGCGCCTACCAGTCCGGCCAGATGACGCCGCAGGAGCGCGCCGAGTTCGAGCAGGACGTGCAGTCCGGAAAGATCATGCTGCCGCAGGGTGCCACGCTGCAGCAGGCCTCGGCTCCGGGCGCTCCTGCGTCGGCAGCCGACCAGGCCGCCGCGGGCGGCACCGTGCCGGCCGGCGTGCTGCAGGCCTTTGCGCGCGGCCAGATGTCGCCGCAGGAGATGGCCGACTTCGAGAACGACGTGCGTGCCGGCAAGCTGCAGTTGCCGCCGGGCGCCGACGCCGACGCGCTGTTCGGCCCGCAGGACAAGCCGCAGGGGGTGCTCGACAAGCTGGCCAACATCCCGAGCGCGCTGCACGAGGCCATCACCGGCGACCAGCGCCGCGTCGCGTCGACCGAAGCGCTTCCGGACTGGTGGCAGATGCCCGAGATGAACGATCTTTCGATGGCCGGCCTAAAAACCGGGCTTGGAACGCTGACCACGAGCCCAGCCGAATCCGCGCAGATCGTCCAGGCGAACAACCCTGGCGTCAAAGTGAGGTACGACGAGAAGGGCAATCCGATCATGACCTCCGCGAAGGATGGTCTGGATTACGCGATCAAGCCCGGCTTCCACGGACTCGACGACCTCGTGCGTGCTGGCGCTGGCATCGGGGCATTCGTGCTTGCCAACGAGCTCGTGCCCGGCTCCGGCGCCCGAGGGCTGGTGCCGAACATCGCGCGCGAAGCCGCGGTTGGCGCGGCCGGCGAAACGGGCCTCCAGGCCTCGCAGGCGGCCACCGGCGGCAACTTCGACACGGGCGACATCGGCACATCCGCGCTGCTGGGCGGCGCCGCGCCGGTGATCGGCGCCGGCATCAAGGCGGCCGCGAGCCCGGCGCGCGCGCTGCTTGACCGCGTGCGCGGCGTCACACCGCCGGCCACGCCGCTGCAGGTCGCCGCAGACAGCGGCGCCGCTGCGCCCGGAGCGCTTGCACCTGGCGCCGCTCCGGGTGTCGGTGTCGCGCGCATGCCCGGCGAGCCAGAAATCCCGATCACGGTCGACCAACAGGGCATCGCGCGCACGCCAGCACAGCAAGTGCAGCCGACGTCCGAGGCGCCGATTCCTCAGACAGGCCCAGGCGTACAGGACATCGCCCAGGCGGCCCGCGCCGCGGCCGGCGGATCGAAGAAGGCGACGGCCGAACTCGCCGGCATGGCCGCACCCGACGCCGC